AATATCTTAACTGGTGAGTTTTGGGCTTTGACAAACATCTGCATATTTACCAAAGGAATCAGCAGGAACTGTTGCGGAGGAACCCGGAAAGGGAATACACCAGTGGGCCCGATGGCCACATCGTTTGAGAGGTCCATGTTGTAAATCAGCATCCGGTACGGTGTCGCCGTGTCGGAGCTAATCTCCAGGGCCTCGTCAGCGGTTCCGACGTCCTGAGTGATTTGACCCATGTCCCTGCCGGTCATATTTGCAATGACGGTGAAAGAGTTGGAGTTAATCGAGGCTCCGCCTTTATTGGCGTAAAGCCGCGCCGACATCTCGACTTCGTTAGCCATAGTTTTGGTGAGTCAAACTTCGCAGAAGGTGGCTTGGATCGTCACGGAAGACGTGTCAGCCCTGAGATACAGGGTAGATGCCGCGGCGACGTAAGGAATTAGCATTGTCTCACCTGCTGGGACACGCATGGTGTAGGTTCCTGACACAAAGCCAGCATCTACAAAATTAGTGCTGTCGAGGTTTGAGATTAGTAGCTTGTAAGGTGCCCCGACGTCGACGGGAACACTTAAAGCCTCGACAGTGGTTCCGATTAATTGGGTCTGTGATCCCATGTCGGTGCCGACCATCGTGGCGCTCTTAGTGTAGGTGACCGAGGGTAGGTAAGCGCCGTTTTTCGAGGCGTACAACCGGGCTGTCATTTGAATTTCGTCTGCCATAGTTTTAGTGGGTAGAGGTTAGAGGAACGGATAGATTAGTGTGTCGTAAGGTGCGAAAGTCCATGCAATAACCTGCTCTACCTGATTTGTTTTGGTTATCAGGCTGGTAGAATAGTTTGTCTGCTTCCATCCCCACACGGTTCCGAAGGGTGCTAATATTTGCCCCGTGGCTGGATCGGTCGGAATTTTAGGAAGCATTTGTTGCACAGAAAATGGCAGGTTCCAATTCTTAGTAAACGATTGCGGCGTGTAGACAGGCGGGATTCCGTTAGGAACTTGAGGTAGTCCCATGTTGCCGCTGAACGTGGCTATTCTGGTCAGACTCACTCGAGCAATAGGGAACGTGTCTTGGCCTCGATAGAGCATTTGCCAGACTTTGAGCGCTAAAGGATAACGCGCTGGATCTGCCAGGTTAGTATCTCTCTGAGTTAAAACTTCACCGTTTTTAGCGGCTGTCTCAATGACTAACTTGTAAAGGTTTGGATTCCCTGTCGAGTTAGCCTCCTTGTCGACCGCCGGCAAAGCAAACACCGAAACATCCAGGTAATCGGTGCGGAACTCGTATCGAATGTCTGCTATTTCTCCAGGTGGCGGGGCCGACTGGTCTTGAATTGGTGTTGCAGGGTCAAACGAACTCCCTCCGATTGTAACGGTGGCCTCGGAATACGGGCCGTCCTCGCGGATGCTGTATTTGGCGCCCAGGGCCACCCATTGGGCCGATGCGATGCGGAGTGTATTCTTATCGCCGCGGAAAACTAACTGCACCACCCGTCCGTTGCCGTTGTTGTCGTAGGCGCGGCTTACCTCGATGTACTCGAAGTTGTTTGGGTTTGGTGAGCCTTGGAGTGTTGCCATGTTATTCGACAGCCTGAGCTGTTCTGCCGGTATTTACTCGGATTGCACGGGTCTCGTTGGTCTGGATCTTGATTTGACCCACCAGGGTGTTAACCCATCCAGGAGGCGCTTCTGTTGAGAACATTGAGGTCTCGCGTTTTGCCCTGCTGTCTATTGTGCCAATGGTTCCGCGTTGGATCGGTAATGCCTCAAAACTTCTGTTAACGTCCTGAGGTGAGGCAAACGCTTCTTGAAAGCTGGCTTTTAAAATTGATCCCTTGCCTCCTAGTGTTTGGAAAAAGCCAGTTAATCCATCTTCCATGGTTGCAGCATCTTTAGCGGCACGCTCAACTGCGTCTGCAAAGAAGTTAATCTCAGGAACTGCGGAAAGAATAATTGTGCGCTTTATCTCGTCGAATCTATCAGCCAATTTTCCAATAGAATCAATTTGCTCTTTTGAGATCAGATCAATCGGACCGATCTCCTTGATCTTGGCCATAGCACCCGCGGCCTTGAATGCCTTCTCACCCAGGATAGCGATCATGGCTGCCTGAGTCTGTGCGCTGCTGCCTGCATCCTTGTGGGCCTGGCCCATCCTCGAGATCAGGTCGATGTTCGAGATGCTCTTGTCGTTAAGTTCAGCGACTGAAAAGCCAAGCGCTTTGAAGTATTCCCGAGCCTTTCCTCCCTCCTCAATAGCCTTCAGACGCTCCTGGCCGACTGCTGTGATCGACTTGGCCATGGACTCGAAGGAAACACCCGTCTGGCCTGCCAGCACCTGGAGGCGCTGCACGTCGTCGGTGCTGATGTTGAGTTGCTCGGACAAGTCCCCAATGGCATCGACTGTCTCGACCACCTTTGAGACAAAAGAGCCAATGGCAGCAACAGACAGTGCTGCACCTAACTGCATCCCAACGGATGACCTGAACTTGTCGGTCACGCTCGAGGCTCGTTTAAGGCCGCTTTCGTAGGCCGAACCGTCCAGGCCGAGCTTTGCAATAAGTGAGAAAATGGCCATTTGTTAGTTCCTTACTGTCTCCCGTTCTTGACCGAGGCGCCAGAGGGCATCGTTCTTATCGTTCCATAATTCGACCTGACCGTGCATTTCTGCATTGGTCAGGAAGAACCTTTCGGCGTCGGTCACCGGCATATTTAGAACCGTCTCCTCTGTGAATCCAATGTCGATCAGGCTAACCAGCAGCCTTTCGGGCCAGGGCATGGCCGCCTCCCTCGATCCTGCACCAGGCTGCCTCAGAACCTCGGGGCAGTCTGATTTGTCGCCGATCCATTCCTGAAGGATTTGGCATTCCTTTACTATGTCAGACTTGCTGACCTTTTTACGCATCAGCCGAAGAGGCACCCACCGGAACACCGAGGCCATGGTCTTGACCGACTCCTCGGCGGATTGGCTGCACACGACGACAGCCTCGACTAGGTCGTTAGCGGTGGCCCGACCTCCGGTGACGAAGGGCGATCCGAGGCGATGCAACAGGATAGCGTGGCCGACAGTAAAGGGCACCATGCGGAGCCCGATCACCATCGGACAGGGCTTAGCTGTAGCGCTTAGGATGGCGGCCAGGCTGCTCACACGTTCAGGGCGACAGCGGCAGCGGTGGTCAGGTTCTTGAATTTCTTCACAGTGATCGAGACCATAGCCTTGCCGCTCTGAGTCATTTTAACCGAGCCACCGCCGGCATAGATGAACCGTCCCGTGTTTAGGATGTCGGCTGTGCCCATCATCTTGATCACTGGAGCGCCGGTAATTCCCACGGTTCCGTTGACCGGAGCCAGTGAACAGAAGGCCAGGGCGGCGGCCGCATTGGCGCCTGAGGGAATTAGGTTCAGGTTAAGTGTCACCCGTTCATTGTAGCCGATGTGGCCGACCGTCTCACCAGCGCTATTTCGGACCTCCTCGGTGTCGGCTTCGTGAGTCAGGTCGTAACTCTCAATCGACGCCAGGGCGGTGAAAACTGCGGTTGCGTTGTCTGTGTCGAACATGGTCACCGAAGCCGGTGAACCAAACTGATATGCGAGTCCTTGTGAATTAGCCATTCGTGTGGGTGGTTAGATGGTTGCCGAACAGTAGAGGGTAAAGGTCCTGGTGAACGTCCTGGACCGATTAGAGATTGATGAGCCACCAAAGTCCAGAGGGGCGGCGAATTGCGCCGTAAACGGGCCGCTGGCGTCGTTTGATGGCGCGTTGAGAGCAGAGGCCCCGGTGTCGTCGAACAGCGGCAGGATCAGGTTGTCGAGCACCTGGACGGTGGTCAGCACAGCAGCCTCGTCGGTGTCGTCGGCCGATAGCTGAAGCTCGACAGCGATCTCGACCTCACAGGTTAAGTCAGTGCGCTGCATTGGCCTGGCCGAGTTGGTCGAGACAACCAACCTCGGGAAGTTGGGCATGACGTCCTGGTCGTCTGGGTCGTCGTAGAGGCCGCGGCTGTAGGACGTCAGGCAGGTCGGTGTGCCGGCGCCGGAGGCCGACCAGTTGGCGGCTGCCAGGTAGTCGGATACTGCAAGCTCTGCTCTTAGGGCGACGGCGTTCATTTGATTGAGATTCCGTTGTCTTCAAGAACCTTGCCGTTGGCCAGGAGGGCCTCGGTCATGTGGTTGACCATCTCTGTCGTCTCGTCGTCGAAAGCCTTCTGCATGGCAGTGTTGTAGATGCCGGCCACCCGATTGTATTGGCTGTCAGCCACACCGGCGGTCATGACCACCGAGGCTGTCGGGTTGAAGCCTGGGACAGCCTGAAATCCTCGGGCCTTGGTGCCCTTGTGCGTGGCGACGTTCTCCTGGGGCAGGCCGTACTGGTTGGCCATGGACAACAGGGCGGCGTTGGTCTGCTTGGGCGCCTTGTAGCCGGGAGGCTTTGACAGCGGCTTCCACTTGGCGCTCTGAAACTGGCTGAAGCCCTTGTTGTAGACTCGGATCATCTTCACCACACCGCTGCGAAGATAGCCGACGGACCCGATGGCCTTCCGCATCAGGGCCGAGGCTGCTGCCTTCATCTCTTCGCCATAGAGGCCGCGGCGACCGCCCTTAGCTTCCTTCGACTGAGCAATGAGATGCACCCGGCGAAGGATTCTGGATTTACCGACTCGCTTGCCGGTCTTCTTAGACTTCCGGTTGATGTCACCGACAGGCGTGCCTAGGTAGTCGGCGATCCTGCGGCGCTCCTGGCCTGGGCTCTTGGGCGGCACCAGGACGAATAGCCTGACCATCAGGTAGAAGAACCGGCTGTTGATCGCCTTGTGAAGGTCGCGCGAGGTGCTCAACAGATACTGCTTCATGGCAGCGTCGAAGTTGCTTGAATCTACCGTCATGTTTACGACAGGCCTCACTTTGTCTTCGCCCCCAGCTCGAGGTTGTAGTAGGCGCCGGAGGCATCCACACGGCAGGACAGGATTCGGAGGGTGCGGCCTTGATAGACCAGAGTCCTACCGACCACCGGCTTTGGCTTGCAGAAGGTCAGGGCGATACGGTCGGTGTTCTCTAGGAGAACGAAGCCGGCGTCCTCACGTTGCAGCCTTGAGAATGTGGTCCCCTGGTCGAGCGTGTAGAGTGTGCTGTCCATCGAGACCAGTGTGCTGTCACAGGTCTTCCAGTCGCTGAACATGACCAGGATCCTCGAGGTCACATTGTCTTGAAAGCCACCGGAGATGGGCACGTTGGCATCGTTGACGGCAGCAGGGATGCACCGGATCGACGTGCCTTCCCAGATGAACATCGGAGCCCCTAGCATTTGCTGGAGCACCGCCATGCCCTGCTGGAGACTGGATCCGATGGTGGTCATGTTAGGCTGTGAAATACGTGCCGGACACTATCAGCCGGCTGGTGGCCTGGAGATGGGCGGCCAGGCTAGCGGCGGCTCCGGTCTCAAAGTGCGACAGCTCGAGGTAGCTGGTGCCGGCGATTAGGCGAGCGATGATGGCGGTCTTGGCTTGGTTGGTTCCGTTAGTCAGCCAAACCGCCGCGGCGGCCTCGTAGGTCACAGCATCAGGCAGCGACAGGCGGAGGTTGCCCGTAGCGGATCCGGTCACCGAGTTGACGGTGAGGTCCACAGTAAATGTGGTCACACATCCGATGGTGGTGTGCCGCGCGGTGTTGGTCGTGATGGCGAAGGTGCGGCCACCGCCGGAGTCGGTTAGCGTCGGCACCCAGGTCGTCGGTGTAACCAGCGGCAGGGCGGCATACAGCTCATCGAAATTGTCGTTAATTTTTTCGCCGGCGCCGCGGAGGGTGTCCCCGGTGTTGTCGTTGGCGATGGTGCCGATGTTGATCGTTTGCTGGGCCATAGTTTTATTCCTTAGGTAGAGCGTACCAGCCTTCTGGAAGCGTTATCCGGTTGCTGGAGCGAACAGAAACGCCGTCTGCTCCTTTGACCCATACTTTGGCTTTGACGCTCTCAGCGAGCCTTACCGGCTCACCGTGAGGCACCATAACCACGCGAGACCCACAACCGCAACTAGCGATCAGACTCAGCAATACGATCCAGCAACTTCTTTTTGAGGTCTGGATCTGATTTTGCGTCTTCAATGGTAGGTGGTGTTTGAATAAAACCAGTTAGCCACTTGAGCAAAGCTGTAACGATCTGTTCGATGAAATTCACTCTGACTTTTTGTCAGCGTCTTTGGCGGCGATCAAGCCAACACCAATGGTAATTGCCGCAACTGTCGCAGCGATATCCAAATTGGTTGTAGGATCACCATCAAAGACAGATTTGAGCGCACCGCCGATTGCAATTAGGATTGCGCCAACGCCAGCAAGAGTAGTTTTCCAGTTCATTTTTTGAAGGTTTTATACAGACCGATTGATGCTGCGATAAAAGCTAAAACAGCGGCTCCAAGCTGAAACCACTCAGTTAGTTGCGGAAGGAATGAGACCGCACCAGCAGCGGCAGCGGTCGCTAGAGAGATTCCAACTCCGCTGCTGTTGTTAGTGTCGGTTTGCATTACTCTGGTTTTGGCTGAGACGCTTCAACGATGATATCGACAAGCGGCAAAGCGACCTTTGCGTTTTGAATGCCTCCTGCTTTGACGGCAATGTCAATGAGTTGAAGCAGATGGCTGACTTGTTCTTGAGTAAGCTTGATTGAGATTTCCATATTAGACAGGGAGAGAATCAGCGACAACCACCGGCTTCGCAACCACAACCGGAACCCACGGCAACGGCAGCGTCACCACGGGCGGATTGATCTGATCGTTGATCTGCTGCGTCACGTTGGCTTCGATGGCGGTCTTATCGACACCGTTCTCGTAGCACCAGTTCAAGATCTGCGCTTCGGTCAGATCCTCGTAAGGCGTGAACTCACCAGACGGCGGAGCGAACGAGCAGGAGCCGTAGCAAGTGCCGCTGTATTGATCCTGAGTGCCGTTGCAACGCCAGTCGGCGGTGATTACGACATCGGTGAGTGAGCCTTCGGTG